AAGGGTGCGCACTACTTGCAGAAGTTGATCGAGACACTGTCCGAAGCGTAAAGTTGCAGTACCAGCAGAGATGTCCTGCCTTGTAGATGTGGGCCTCTGCTGCACGGCGTGTCCGTTTCAGCACGCTGTGTCTCCTCACCGCGAAGCAGGGGGGCGCGGAATCTACATTTCCCCCCTACCCAACACAAGGACAAACAATGGCTACACCCGAGGCGCTTGTGAAGCGCCAAATACGTAAGATCCTCGACACCATTCGCGCTTACTACGCCATGCCCATCGGCACCGGCTACGGCAACAGCGGGGTTCCCGATTTTCTTGTCTGTCACAAAGGCCGGTTCATTGGTATCGAAGCCAAGGCCGGGAAAGGAACCACAACTGCACTACAGGAGAAGCACTTGCAAGACATTCGCAACGCAGGCGGCACAGCGCTTGTCGTGAATGAACACAACCTTGACCAACTGAAGGAGCTGTTAGATGGAGAGCGCTGAAACCAAAGCTTTACTTGCTGCGCTGCAGCAAATAGATGGCAAACATGCGTTGGTATTCATGCGCACGCTACGCATTTTGCTGGCCTGTAGTCGTGATAACGACGATTTTGGTGCGGTGATTGTGCTGCGTGTGCCTGCTGATGACGACACATGGGCGTTGCATGTGCAGTCGTTGAATATGGACATCGACGATGTCTACCTCGCGCTGCTCAATTCCAGCAAAAAACTGGGCGAACACATCAACCAAGAGGCACCGCCCCGTGACCAACTCAACTAAAGCCCCGTTCGATCAGATCATTGTGCTGGACTTCGAGACGGCTTGGTGCAAGAAGTCTTACACCCTGTCGAAGATGACCACCGAGGAGTATGTACGCGATCCAAGATTTAAGGCGTGGGGGTTGTGCTGGAAGATTGTCGGAGCCGAGGGTGCGCCCGAATGGCTGAACGGTGATGAGATACAGGGTTGGGCTGACGCCATCGACTGGTCCCGCACGGCAGTCCTCGCGCATAACGCGCAGTTCGATGTGACGATTCTGGCGTGGCGGTACGGCGTACAGCCGTGTGTCATCTTTGACACGCTGTCGATGGCCCGTGCGCTGCGTGGTGTTGAGGTTGGCAACAGTCTGGCAAAGCTGGCTGCAGAGTTTGGGCTCCTGCCGAAAGGCAACGCCGTGCACAGCACCGACGGTATGCTGGACGAGCTGCCCCCCGAGGTCGAGGCAGAGCTGGCTGAGTACTGCGCACACGACACCTATTTGTGCGAGCAGATCTTTCATCGGCTGCGAGCAGGTTACCCCAGCAAAGAACTACGCCTCATCGACCTGACGCTGCGGATGTACACACGACCCCTGCTGGAGCTAGATCAGGATATGTTGGTCGACGCGCTGCACGAAGAGAAGGAGACCCGCGAGGGGCTGTTGGCAAAACTAGGGGTGACCGAGGGGGATCTTGCGAGCAACCCGAAATTTGCAGCGTTACTTAGAGCGCTGGGCTGCGAGCCGCCTATGAAGACCAGCAAGACCACAGGCAAGCCCACGCTGGCATTGGCCAAGAACGATGCGATGTTCCAAGCCCTGCTCAACGGGGATCGTGAGGATGTGGCGCTCCTGTGTGAGGCGAGGCTGCGGGTCAAGTCGACGACGGAGAGGACGCGAGCACAGCGGTTCCTTGACATCGCCAAGCGAGGGGCACTCCCTGTGCCGCTCAGCTATTACGGTGCGCTCTCCGGTCGGTGGACGGCATCGAGAGGCTCTGCCATCAACATGCAGAACCTGAAGCGTAGGAGCTTCCTGCGCAAGGCGATCATGGCCCCGGAAGGACACCAAATGATCGTCGCAGATCTCTCGCAGATCGAGCCTCGGGTGTTGGCATGGCTGGCTGACTACGAAGACATGCTTGACATCTTCCGAGCTAAAGGTGATCCCTATGCACAGTTTGGTGCACGGATGTTCAATGTGCCGGGGATGACGAAAGAGAGCCACTCGGAGTTGAGGCAGTCGGCCAAGTCGGCTTTGCTAGGTGCAGGTTATGGGCTGGGGTGGGCGTCGTTCGCAGCACAGCTACTCGTCGGGTTCCTCGGCGCACCACCTGTGCGGTACACCAGAGCGGTAGCGAAGAAGCTCGGGGTTGATGGCGACTACCTGAGCCGGTTTCTCAACCGAGAAGAAAACATCGAACGTCTGTCCAAGATCCCGCACACCTGTTCAGAGGTTGAGCTTGTCGAGCACTGCGTTGCTGCCAAGAAGATCATCGACAATTACCGGGAGACGGCACATCCGGTGACATCGTTCTGGGAACTGTGCTCCAGCTTGATCCAGAGTGCGCTCGCAGACGGTGAGGAGCATACGCACAAGTGCTTGATCTTCAGGAAGGAAGAGATCGTGCTTCCCAACGGCATGAGTATCAGGTATCCTAATCTGCGTCAGGAAAAGACAGCAGACGGTGGGAGATCGTGGGTGTACGGTCCAGACGCCACCAAGCTGTATGCAGGAAAGATAACGAACAATGTTGTGCAAGGGACCGCACGCATTGTGATGACGGACGGGATGCTACGGATAGCAAAACGCTACCCCGTAGTCGGTACTGTTCACGACGAATGTATTGCAGTTGCGCCGGATGCTGAGGCGCAGGAAGCTTTCGATTGGATGCTCGAGCAGATGACGCTCGAGCCTTCATACCTGCCGGGGATACCTCTGGCCGCTGACGGTGGCGTTCACCGTAGATACGGTAGTGCTAAACAGTAGGAGAGTTCCATGATTCCCAACAGTATTCGTGTCGGTAAGCGTAAGTATGACATTGTGCAAGCCCCCGCGAAGCGGTATCGCTACGCGCTTGGCTACATCGAGTATGTCCCGCAAGTCATCCACATCCACACCGTTCGCAAGAACGGCAACCCGATCTCCGATGACAAACAGCTTGAGATCTTTTGGCACGAGCTTACTCACGCCATCTTGTATGAGATGAACCACAAGCTTCATCGCAGCGAGCCTTTCGTGACCAAGTTCTCCAAGCTGCTGCATCAAGCCATCAAGAGTGCTGAACTGTGAAACCCGCTGTCGTCCGGTGGTCGCACAGCTCTCTGAAGGACTACGAGGGCTGTGCGCGTCGTTACCATCAGGTCAAGGTGTTGCAGAAGTATCCGTTCCAAGAGACCGACGCAACACGCTACGGTACACAGGTTCATGAGGCGTTAGAGTTCTATATCCGGGACGGCAAACCGCTCCCGGAGATCTACGCGCAGTTCCAGCCGGTGGTGGACGCGTTGATGAAGAAGCCGGGGCGGAGGCTTGCCGAGTATGAGATGGCGCTGGACAAAGACTTGGTGCCATGCAAATGGAATGCCGCCAACGCGTGGGTGCGCGGCATCGCGGACGTGTTGATCATTGACGACGACAACCTGACGGCATGGATCGCAGACTGGAAGACGGGCAACAATCGTTATCCGGATCGTGATCAGTTGGTGTTGATGTCGTTGATGGTCTTCCAACACTTCCCGCACATCCGCAAGTGCAACTCCGCGCTGCTCTTCATCGTCAAGAACGACATGGTTCGTTTGCAGATGCTGCGTGATCAGGCTGACAAGGCGTGGCAGAAGTACAGAGAGCGCACAGCGCGGCTTGAAGCGAGCTTCGAGACCGACGTATGGAACCCAACCGCATCACCGCTCTGTCGGTGGTGCGCTGTGAAGCAGTGTGAATACCATCCGGAGCATTAGCCATGACTCAAGTCAACGGTAAGCGCAACTACAAGCACGCCTACAAGCTGCAGAAGGCGAGCGGTGAGACCAAGGATCAGATTGAGCGACAACGCGCTCGTCGAATGTACGACAAAGAAGGTGTTGATCGTAGCGGGAAAGACATCGATCACATCAAGCCACTGAGGAAAGGAGGCACGAGTACGAGGGGCAACCTGCGGTTGCGTAGCAAACGCAGCAATCAATCAGACAACGGGCACTAAAATGGAAATTGTCGAAAACAAAGCCGTGCTCATTCGCACGAGAAATCCGGAGAAGTACACAGTCATCCCCCGAAGCAAAGTCATTGATCGCTGGGTCGGCGGCTCCACCGTAGCGGTGTACTGGGGGCTAGATGAGATGCGGGTGCTGCGCAACCTTGGCGTGAAGCACGCACCCTCCCCGATCAGAAAGAACTACAAATGGCCCGGTCGCTTCAAGCCGATGTCGCATCAGATCGACACCGCTGAGTTTCTTACACTGCATCGCCGTGCCTTCGTGTTCAACGAGCCGGGCACGGGCAAGACGCTCTCAGCCCTGTGGGCTGCGGACTACTTGATGAACGCGGGGCTGGTGCAGCGCGTGCTGGTGCTGTGCCCCTTGTCGATCATGCACAGCGCGTGGATGAACGATATCAATCACTCAATCATTCATCGCAGCGCAGTTGTCGCCCATCATCAACAAGCGGTGCGGCGTATCGAGCTTGTACAAGGTAGCTATGAGATCGTTATCATCAACTACGAAGGCTTGAACCTGATTGCCAACGAAATCAAAGCCGACGGGCGCTTCGATCTGATCATCGTTGATGAAGCGAATTCATATAAGAACCCAAGCACGCAGCGCTGGAGAGCGCTGGCGTCCATCATTCAACCGGATACGAATCTCTGGATGATGACGGGCACGCCTGCTTCGCAGTCGCCTGTCGATGCGTACGGACTCGCTAAGCTCGTCAACCCCAACGGCGTACCTAAGTTCGCGTCATCGTGGCGCGACAAGGTGATGAACAAGATCACGCAGTTCAAGTGGGCTCCGAAAGCAAATGCCAAAGACCTTGTGCATGAAGCGCTGCAGCCTGCGATACGCTTCACCAAAGCCCAGTGCCTAGACCTTCCGTCTGTAGTCACAGTTACGCGTAACGTGGCTATGTCACCGCAGCAGACGAAGTACTACAAGCTGTTGCGCGAACAGATGCTGATCCAAGCAGCAGGCGAGACGATCACAGCGGTCAATGCTGGGGTGGCAGTCAACAAACTCTTACAGATCTCATGCGGCGCTGCATACACTGACGAGAAAGAGGTGGTCGAATTCGACTGCCAGCCGCGCCTCAACACGATAATGGAGGTCATCGAGGAGACGGACCGGAAGGTCATCATCTTCGCACTGTTTCGCTCAAGCATCGATACGATCACCCGGCATCTGGATAAGCACGGCGTCAAGAATGCGCAAATCCACGGCGGTGTCAGCGCTACAAAGCGTGCACGCATCATCAACGACTTCCAGACGACGGATCAGGAGCGGGTGCTCGTCATGCAACCACAGGCGACGGCGCACGGCATCACCCTGACGGCTGCGGACACCGTTGTCTTCTACGGCCCTCTGATGTCTGTCGAAATGTATCTACAGTGTATCGCCCGTGCCGACCGTAAAGGGCAGGACAGCGACAAAGTAACGGTGGTGCACATCCAGAGCAGCCCACTCGAGGAGCGGCTGTTCCGGGCGATGGGTCGCAAAGTGAACGACCACACGTTGTTGGTCGAGATGTTCGATCAGGAGATCAAAGGCAAAAAATAAAGGAGGCTTGCACGCAAGGCTGAAACCTGTATCATAGTCAAAACATTTACAACCCCAGACACTTCGACAGGAGAAGATCATGTCTGAAACTGCTGTCCCTATGGACAAGCTAGCGCGGGTGTATCGCAAGATGCAAACCCGCATTCAAGAGCTGACTGCTACCTACGAGACCGAGGTCGAGGCTCTCAAGGCCCAGCAGGAAGAAATCAAGAACGCACTCAAGGATCAGATGCTGGCGCTTGGTGTGAAGTCTGTCAACACCGAAGCCGGGACTGTCATCCTCTCAACCAAGACACGCTACTCCACGCAGGATTGGGATGCGTTCAAACAGTTCGTCATCGAGCACGACGCTGTCGATTTGCTCGAGAAGCGGATCGCCCAGACCAACATGTCGACGTTCTTGAAAGAGAACCCCGCGCTCATGCCCCCCGGTCTGAACAGCAACACCGAGTTCAACATTTCCGTTCGTAAACCTGCCCACAAGTAAGAGGAAACCATGAAGACCACGCCTCTAAAAACACACCCGCTTGTTACAGGCGGGCAAGAAGGCTTTCGCACTGAAGATGAAGCACGGGCTGCTTGGGACAAGTTGCCCAACAAGTACGAATTTGCGTTTAAGTACATCGTAGCAATGGACACAGGCGAAACAATTGCAGTGGTATTTGAATTCTGCAATCCCGAGCAATACAAAACGCACTTTGTCTTCGGCGAAGTTAAGTAACCCACTGATCTAGGAGAATTTCATGAGTAATGTCGCTCTCTTCAACCCGTCTCAAGTTCCCGCCTTTGCTCGCAAAGGTCTGTCCGAAACCGCCAAGGCTCTGGCCGGTGGTGCTGCCAACAGCGGCAAGCGCATCTCCATCAAGGGCGGTGTGTTCCGCCTGCTCGCTGGTGGTAAGGAGGTCGCGTCTATTGATGAGCGCTACCTCGATGTCGTGATCGTCAAGGCGGCTCCCAAAGTCAGTCGTGTGTTCTACGCCAAGTCGTATGATGCCGACGCCATCACCGGTCCCGATTGCTGGTCCGCAGATGGTGAGGCTCCCAGCCCCGACAGCAAACAGCGTCAAGCCAGTCGCTGCTCGGAATGTCCGCAGAACATCGCAGGGTCTGGCCAAGGTAATAGCCGTGCGTGCCGTTATCAGCAGCGTTTGGCTGTCGTGCTAGCCAACGATGTCGAAGGGGATGTCATGCAGCTTGCACTGCCTGCCACATCGATCTTCGGTAAGGCTGACGACGATAACCGTCCTCTGCAGGAGTATGCCCGCTGGCTGGCTGCGCAGGACATCAGCCCGGAGACAGTCGTCACGCGCATGAAGTTCGATACCAAGAGCGAATCGCCAAAGCTGTTCTTTAAAGCAATGCGCTGGCTGTCGGATGCTGAATACGAGACTGCTGAGCGTAAAGGCGAATCGCCTGAAGCGGAGAAGGCGGTCACCATGACCGTCGCTAAGACGGACGGAGTCGGCGCACCCGCCAAGCTTGAGGGCAAGCCGCCTGCCAAGGCGAAGGTCGAAGCGCCTGTTGTTGAAAAGGATGTGGAAGAAGAGGCACCTCCCCCTCCGCCAAAGGCTAAGAAGGCAGTGAAGCCGACGCAGGAGGTTGACGAGCCCGAGGTGCGCACTGAGCCCAAGAAACCTGTCGTTGAGGCGAAGGGCTCGCTCGCCGCAATGGTCGACGCATGGGATGACGAGTAATCAAACCGGGGGCTTCGGCCCCCAGTAAGGAGGCGGGGGAACGCGACTACGCAAGTACCCCAACAACATGGCATACAGTGCACAATTCATCGCACGCATCAAAGCCAAACCGCCTACAGATTTAGGCACGATGCTCGCCCTTTGGGCTATCCACCACAACATCTCTGTGTTCAAGATCGCTACTGCAACGGGCGCTACCCGGCAGTCGGTCTACAACTGGATGAACGGTGCAGGTGTCCTGAAGGTTTATGAAGAGCGTCTTAAACGGCTGCTGCTTTGCATGCAGGGATCAAAAACATCGGATGAAGCTTGGAGAAAAATATGTCAGGAATTCAACCTAAGAACCTGAGCAATGAAGAGCTGGTTCACTATGCGCACTACCTGGAAATGAAAGAAGTGCCACAGTGGGCACAAGCCTGGATCATCGAACTGGCAGAAAGACTGGAAAGATTTGTAGACGCCGCACGGTAAAGGATTGGCATGAAACCGCTTGAGTTTCTTGCGGATGTTCTGCCCTCGCCCGGACACGGGTTGTACTGCGTGGTAGAGCTGAGCACACAAAAGAAAGAACACCGATTCGTTGACAACCTAGAGGAGATCAAACCATACGTTAAGCGTTGGCTCGGCAAACAGTACAACATATTCTTCGCGCTTGCGACTTTCGATCCTGCCGTCCTGCAGCTCAAACGAGAACGCCGTACAGCAAAGCACGCGCAGTACATCAAGTCGATCTTCCTTGATCTTGATGGGTACGAATCCAAGAAAACTGCAGGGCTTGCACTAACTTCTTTTCTCGAGAAGACCGGACTGGATGCGTTTACCAAGCCGCATATCTTGTCGTCGGGCGGTGGGTTGCACTGTTATTGGCCTCTGACCAAAGAAGCAGATATCGATACGTGGAAGCCGATTGCAGAGAACCTCAAGCGCCTGTGCAAGCAAGAGGGTATGCGGATCGACATGAATGTGACTGCGGATGCAGCACGGGTTCTGCGTATTCCCGGCACAATGAACTTCAAAGAGAAGTATCCAGAGCCTCGTCCCGTACAGATGCTTGTGCAAGGCGAGGGACCGATTGATCTGCTGCACTTTGGCGCTGCCATTCGCGCTGTACTGAAAGATACTTACGCGCCAGTCAGCAATTCTTTTGTTCCAGAGAAAGCGAATATTGCTGGGACACGCCCACGCAGAGCCAGCACAAAGCGCTCCAAACTAGCTGAGGCGATGCTGGGTAACAGTGTCACGCGGTTCGACACGATCTGGCTCAAGTCAGAGAAAGGCGTAGGCTGCGGTCAGCTTCAGTACTACATGGAGAACGCGCAGGATGACGGCATGGAGCCGCTGTGGCGTGGGTTGTTGTCATGGGCAAAGGTGTGCGAGGATGGTCCCGAGTACAGCAAGAAGCTGTCAGAACTGCATCCGTACGATGAAGACCGCATGCAGCAGAAGCTGGCAGCAATCAAGGGTCCGTATCCATGCGTCAAGATGGATAGCGAGAATCCGGGCATATGCAAAAGCTGTCCGCATTGGGGCAAGGTCACCAACGCACTAGCACTTGGTCGCGAAGTTGTTGCGAGCAATGAAGAGAAAGTCTATGAGATTCCGTTGCAGACCGCACCAATTGATGCGTTCGATGACGTGGAGTATCTCGAAGACGGCATCACCAGCGATGCCGATGAGGCTGGGGTTGAGCACAACAAGCGCACACGCCTAGCCAAACGTCCACCGCCACCGAAAGGGTTTCTCTACGGCAAGAACGGCGGTGTGTTTGCAGAGATCAAAGAGACCGATGCTACCGGTATCACCATCAAGACACAGGTTCCTGTACTGTCGTACGATCTGTTCGTCGTCGACATGCTGCGCATCGAGGAGAAGGAACACGCAGCGCACCTGATGGCAATCAAGACTATCGGCCCAGCGGACGATCCGACACAACAGGTCACTGAGTACACGCCCGTCATCATGCCCAGCAAGGCGGTGGTGGCGAAAGAAGAGCTATTGAAGTGCCTCGCGATGCACAATATTTATGCAGACCGTGGTGCTGCGATGGACCCGTACCTGTACAGCTATGTGCGAGCGGGTGTTGCTGAAGCAGCGCAGATGCGCAAGGCGATTGACGTACCCGCACAACTTGGCTGGCAAAAGAACGGTACGTTTGTCTACAACAACCGCATATTCAAGTCCGACGGCAGTGAAGTAGCCGTCCCGATGCCGGGGCTGGAGAACCTTAACCGCGACACAAACTCGAAAGGTACGCTCGAGGAATGGCGTCGTCCTTGGGAGCTACTGATTGCTCGGCAGATGCACACAATGCTGGCAATGTGCATCGATTCGTTTGGTTCCACCCTAATGCACTTCTCGGAGTACGAAGGCTTTTGCTGGCACGTGGGCAGTACCGAGTCGGGTACAGGCAAGTCGTTGACGCTCAGTCTGAAGGCGGGTGTGTGGGGTCACCCGCTACGCTACCGCACGGGTAAAGGTACGTCGCTTGTCGCACTGCAACAGCGTGCAGGTCTGCTGAACAGTCTGCCGTTGCTGATTGATGAGATCACGACCAAGGCACGTAATGACACCGAGTGGGCGTCCGCATTCATCTTCGACACCGCCGAGGGCAAAGGCAAGGAGAGGATGGAGTCGGGTACAAACAAGGAACGGATCAACAACTCGACGTGGTCGCTGACGGCAACAACGACAGCAAACATCCACATGATCGATGTGCTGCTCGGGACTCGAGAGCATGCGGCGCACGGTGAGATGATGCGCCTGCTGGAGTGGAACCCGTCAGAGGAACTGAAATTTAATACGCTTGAGCGGGATGTGTTGAAGCTGCTACGTCGTAACTACGGTGTGGCAGGGGAAGCGTGGGTGCGGTGGCTGGTATGCAACCAGCAGACGGCGAGGAAGGTCTGGCTCGAGACCCACGAGCGGCTGCGGGAGTTCATGCAGTTCACTGACGAGGAGCGCTACTGGCATGCAGGGTGTACGTCTGATGTCACTGCTGCCATCCTGCTCTGTCCTAAGTACTCCAACATACTTGCCGTGCCTGTGCACGGGATCATGGAGGCGCTGAGAAATCTGGTCGTTCACGCACGTCAAGTCTATAGCCGAGCGCGGCGTTCAGCCGAGGATGTACTCAACACCTACACCCGAGAGTTCTACGGCAAATTCATTGTGATCAAGCGGGGTGAGAACGACAAGCTGGTCACTGAGTGGAACTTCAGCGCGGAGGGCAAGACCAGCACACGTAACACCGTGCTGGGCCGCATCGAGCACGGCACAGCACACCCTGATTACATCGAGTACTTCATTGAGGAGCAATTGTTGCGCAAGCACTGCGCGTCCATGTCCTTTGGGTACGCGGACTTCAAGAGCAAGCTGATTGCAAGTCAGAAAGCCAACAGCTTTGAGGTGAAGTTTGGCGTCAAGAAAGACATGCTATCCCGTACAGACGGACCCGCGCTGCGCGTCACGTGTATGCATCTGCGCGTTCGTAAGGAGAAGGTGAGCGGTGAAGGTCAAGTTTCCGTGGAACCAACTTGAATCAGGTCAGGGATTCTTTGTTCCGTGCCTTGACACGGAGAAGATGCGAGAGCGTGGGCTGCGTGCAGCCATTCCCTATAGAGTCAACGCCCAAGCCGTCCCCGGAATCCGGGGCGGCAAGATGGGCGTTTGGTTCTACATCAAGCCGCCAGCTTACGTAGCATCGTTGAGTACTGAATCTCCTGCTCCTTGACCGTCTCGATCTGCTTGCGTTTCTCAGCAGGGGTCAGGTCAGGATTGGCCGCGATCATCCGCTTGTACTTGGCGAACTCGCCCATCTGCTGTCGGAACCGACCAGCAAACGACGCCATCGAGATCTCCTTGGCAAACTCATCAGCGTATGCTTGAGCGGCTGCAGGGTCACTCGCTGCCAAGGTCTTGAAGGTATTCGCCGCTCTCTCGATGCGGTGCATGTCGTCGAAGGCGGCGTTAACCATGCCCCGACCGGTACGCGGTTGGAACAAAGTGCCAAACATCGGCATTTCCTCGAGCGCCATCTCCGGCTTCTCAACGCCCTCCCGCGAAGTCAGAGGACGCAGAGCGAAGTTTGCCATCGAGATTCCCATGATACCGGCACTGCTCAGGTAGCTGCGAACCAAGTGGTCGATCTGCACCGGGGAGAGGATGCCAGTCTTACCTAGCAGCTTAGCAAGTTCTGTCGTGCCTGTACGATAGCGCTGGTCAACGTCCATCGCCTTTTCACGTGTCGTCTCGATGGGCTGGTCGGTGTACATGTTGTAGTTGAACGCAACCTCAAGCGGGCCTTTGATGGCCGTCGGGATGCCAAACGGCGAAGACATGTACATCTGCTTCCCGAGCGCCTTGGCTGCTTCAGACGACTTGGTGTCGCCAAACGCAGTGTTCATAAACGCTTCCGGCATCGACTTGAAGATAAGACCCAACTCGAACGGGATCGGTACACGGATCGTTGCGTCCGTGCCCGGCACTCGCACAAACCAATTGCCGTAGCGCTCCGCTGGGGTCGCGTTCGTGTAAGCCTCATCGTCCTCCATCATGGCCGCGTACATCATGGTGCCAGCGGCAAGCAACGCGCCGCGCTTCAGCAACATGTTCCGAGCGTTCATCTTTTCTTCAAAGGTGTTGTCACCTTTGAGCGAGCGGTACACTGAATCCAGACCTTGGATCTG